CCTCCGAGCTTAATCACCCAGCCTAACACCCCCCATTACAGCAATCTGCTGAGGAAACAGTTATGTCTGAAATAAAAGTATACGGCCTCGATAGCAGCCTCATTCATGACGCTGACCCGAAAGACGGCTTTGTCGTTGATGTTGTGAGATTCAGTGACTACATGGAGCTTGAAAAGAAGTATCAAGAATTGGCTGGCGAGAGCGTCGTGCTGAAGAGTGCAATCGAATTCTCCACCGCGCCTGATATGTGGGAAGAGCATGGCGACTTGCTGGAATACAAATATCTGGATTGGTACGTCGATGTGCTGAATAAGGCGCTGGATGGAACCCCTGCCACCACTCAGGCGCTTAACGAGATAAAGGCGAAAGGCCGAGTTGAGGCCGCTAACTTCATCGCTAATCACTTGCTCGCTGCGTTTGAGAGTGGATTTGTTGATAAGTCAGCGAAAGAAGTGGCTGACGTTGCTCGCATGATTCTTGGCTCAATTGAATTCATGCCAAATGCTCTGCCTGAAGATTTTACCAGTGAATACAGTGAGCAGGTTCTTGGTCGTATTGTCGCCAGCCTGAGGGTTAACAACTGATGAATAACATCGAAGAGCTAACCAGCAAAGCACGAATTGAGCGGCTTAAAAGTAAATTTGAAATAGCCAAGTCGTACGGCTCAGACCAGCTAACAGTGCCAATGCCTGATTTGGAAACACTGATAGCCCAACTGGAAGCGGCACAACTGGAACTGATTAAACCGTTGCCAATCGGTGAGCTTATTCAGCGGCTGGAAGGCCAGACCTATGAAAAATGGTTCAGTGAGTCAGATGTAAAAGACTTACGCGAACGCGCGCAGAAAGCAGAAGCAGCGTTATCAGCGGCAAACCAGCCTTGGCGTTCATTTGTCACCAATGATGATATTTCCGCACTCAATCGCTTTGCTGAATGTTGTGACGATCCCGAATCTGGAGGCCGCGACTTAGACAAAGATCAGGTTGAGCGGCTGGTGAGTATCGGTGCGCTGCGTAAAACCAAGCGCAACTACCATGAAACTACTGACTTTGGTGATTTTGTTATTTCAGCCGGTTTCACGGTAGAGGGGGAGCCAGCACCAGTCAAATACATCGTTATTTTGCAAAGAGCCTGGTGCAATGATAGTGGCTCAGGAATCAATTATCACTCTGACCTTATTGCGTTTGATAAGCGAGATAAGGCAATAAAGTACGGTTTTGAACTTCAAGATAGCGACGATTTTAATATTGGCGTACTCACAAATGGCGTTCTTACATCATTCGATTGGATGGCTAAACCACTTGCGGAAACCAAGGATTCTTTAGCAAGGATTGCCAATAGAATAGGTCTAGAGGGGAATGCAGATGCTGAGTAAAGAAGAGTTAGAGTTAATTATTCAGAGAAAGGGGCCGTCAGGCTGGATAGAGTGCCGCATAGCTAGTCGCGATATGGCTGAGGAGCTGCTATCACTGCGTGAGCAACTTGCAGAGTTGAAAGCTTTGCCGCCGTTTGCGTGGGGATTGGCAGATAAAGACGGGAATGCTTATTTAAGTGAGTGCTGTATTGGCGATGAGGGATGCATGATAGATGAGGCTGAAGGTTATAATTATGAACTTGAGCCAGAGCATCATATTCACGCCGTTCCGCTATTCACAGCGGCTAAGCCAGCGGATTCAGTAACACTTCCAGCGCCAGCAAATTATGAGGACTATGGCCCCATGATATCACTCGAAAAAACCATGGCGGCGCTAGCCTTGTGTGGTATTGAATACACAGTCAAAAAGTGAGGAGGTATGCTAATCGGCTTTGTTCTTCTCATTACCTCCTGTTTTAACGATAGTTGCAATGCCCTACCAGTTACCAAAGATATCTACCCCACTCAATCCGAATGCCTGGACATCTCAACACTGATTAAAGAGCGTAGGCCCGACGTTGTGCTCATGTGCAGCGAAGTGTATCGGTAGCAGATAAAAGAGAATAAATCATGGCTATGAACAAAAAAGAACTCGCTGACTTTGAAAGATTAAAGAGCGAGGCACAAGTCAACAGAGCACTAAGATGGTCTGATTATTGTGAATTAAAAGATGTTCCCCCGCCAGATTCTCAATCCCCTAGAATAGACAGAACTCAAGGTTACGCATTTAACGCTCATAACTCAGTTGTTACTCCAATGTGGTCTACGTCTATATCACACGGAACCATTGGTTCTAAAAATGGCAGCCAACGCGGTATAGCGCTTTATTCAACACGAAAAAAGGCACTTATGGCTTTGCGACGGGAGCTAGAGCGACTATTTGCTGAAAAGCTTGCGTACGTTGATAACGAAATACAGAAAGAATCCTCAATAGAAATTTAACCCCACCACGGACTCACAGAAACGGATTTCACTAAATCTGGAGATTCCCTATGCCTATTTCAATGCTCCCCGTCGAGCGTAAATTTCCGCTGCCCGCTGAATTAACGGGCCGAATCAATGACCTTATTCGCGAGTATGACGGTGAAATAGGTCTCTGTGAGGTGCTTGGCGTGCTGGAAATCGTCAAGTTTGGATTGCTTAACCAGAAATTGAACGAGGTGGCCTGATGGACGATATCAGCGAACTAATTCTAACTGTGGGCCGCGCACCGGATGACGGACGTGACCACAAAGACTGCTACCTGTGGGACATGAAAATAAAGCAGCAGCTACGAACCGGCGATAAATCAAAGAGACCGGTACCGAAGCAAGTTGTCCCGCCAACACCAGTTAAAACGGTGAAGTCAGTGAAATCGAAAGTGAGAAAGATAATGGAGGCGGCATGAAGCGACTCAAATTATCAACAGAGATACTGGTAGCGATAATCATCACCCTCTTCGCTATGTGCATGATTGTCTATGTTGTGGGTGATTCTGTGAAGGGGATTCATTGATGGATGATCTTAGTTTTGTAATTGCATACCTCGACTGGATACTACTTATAGTCGGCGGCGGTGTGGTTTTTTGGCTGCTGTGGGTAAAGGAGTGGTGATACGCGACTCCTGAAGAGAAACAAAACGCCCTCCTGTCAGCCGCCAAAAACTGTAACAACGAAATTAAAACCACCCTCGCCGCACTGCCGGCTAACACAAACAAAGACTCCATCACCCGCCCTATCATTCTTCGACATTACGAAAAGCTAAAGCCACTTGGCTACAAGCTGGCTTGGCTTCTTTTCGCCATTGGCGTGCTGAATGGTCAGTTTAAGTGGAATAGGTGATGGGGTTGATAAAGAGATAAGAGGCAAGCTATGAATGTCATGCTCTACAAGATGCTACATCGGTAGTAGCATGACATTAGCATTCCGTTTTACCAGCATAAAAATAGGCTTCCATGCCAATGATTTCCTGATAATAATTAAGATTGTGGAGTTGATTCCACGATTATATTAACTCTTTGGCTATCGAATGGTGTTCCATTCAAAAACGTCCTTACTATAACATAACCACTGGTATGCTCTTTAACTGACAGAACGCTTAATCCGTCTGTTGGTGAGCTTGCTGTGCCAGTAACAACATATGCCGCCTCAAACCCCATATCTAAAGAGAAATTAACCCGGTATTGACCAACACCAGTGCGCTCTACGTTTAGCACGCCAAATCGACCATAAATTGCACTATCTGGAATTAGTCCAACCCCTTGAACCCCATTAAAAGCAACAAGTACCTTTCTGGCGATATCTAAACCATTTACCTTTATCCGAACGCCCTTACCAGGAAGATACGCAGTGCCTATATCAATGTTGTTAGCGTTTGGATGGCGAAGCCTAATTGCTGCGCACTCAATCATAACAAACCCTGTTTCTTGATTCTCAGGTAGCGCCCCGCCGTTCTCTATCTCGAATGGATACGACGGAGTCCCTGGAGTTAGCTGAGTCACGCCTATCAGTGTTGAACGGATGCAAAATGTCATGTCAATTGGGGGTGTTGTGTTTCCTGCAAACGAATTGATACTAATACCATTAAATATCATTCCGGTGCCAGAAACTTTAAATTCACGAAATGTTGTTGCATCTGTTGCGTTACGCTTGCAGGAATCTTCTGAATAAAGATTGGTAAAGGTACATGTCGCACCAGAAACATCGATACCTCCCCCCAAGTTATTATCAATCGTAATTATTTCATAGACATTACTTACTGAGAACTTTGTTACTAGTCCATAATCTTTATTGAACATAAACAGAAGTTTAGAAAACTTGCTTACGTTAGTTGCTGATTTGGTCTCAATTGGAGGCTTACCAAAATTAGTGCATGTCAGATTAATAAAAGCGGCATGAACTACTGCACCGTCATGAACAATGGCTTGAGAGTTCGGGTAAGTGTCATAGTTTGAAGTGAATTTAATATTGTGGAATTGCGTGAAAACCGTGTTGGTGGCTGCCGAATAAAAAGCTGCCCCATTCACCTGGCATAGAATCAGTGTTTGATAGGAAGATTGCGTGCTACCAACTCCCATTAATCTAAACGAAGCTGACATAGGGATTGTTACTACAGTTTTAATACAATAACCTGCCTGCGAATACGGCAAGTGTATGTCTCCATAAGGATTGACATTAATTACCGCCTGAAATGCTGCCGAATCATCTGTGACCCCATCGGATTTAGCGCCATAATTTTGTGGCGTATTTACCGGCCATCCATCTAATAAACCCAGGTTAATATAGTTGCCATCAGGGGCTAACTCAGAGTTTACATGGGGGAATGTTCCGTTGTACGCATAATGAAATCCGTCAGTATATTTAACAACTTCCCGAGAGGAATTTAATGTAATCCCTTCGCCGAAATTACCCTGCTTGCGATAAAGTGAAGGTGAGTAGTCGCTAAATACACTGCCGCCATATGAGCTGCCAACTAGCTTATCACCGCCAGAAGACGCCAGCCTAATTGAAAACTGGTCAGGGTCATATTTCAAAACATTAGGAAAGTAAAATTGCTGCACCCCTGTGGAATCTTGAATAAGCATGGAGTGGCCTTCCACTGTGACAAATTTTGCCACCTTCCCATTATATGTAGGATACCCGCCTGCATTGGTTCGTATTGGTTGAGGCATTGGGACGTGACTCCCATCTTCATTTTCAAGATAAACCTGAATTTGATTTGATATGATGGTGGGGTCTGAATCTATTTTACCTATATAAATCATGCCATTGAAGACTGATGCAAATTTATTAGGCATCGTGAATAACTGTGATGGCATTGATACTACAACATTTGGCATGATTTCTGACATTGATGTTACCTCTTATTTTAACTAGAATTTAATTACGACATCAATAATGGAGCCGCAATGAATTTATTAATAGCATTCCCATTAGTGTGGGCACTGTGGGTTATCTTGTCATCAGTCCAGGATGCAATTTCCCAAATCAATCGCGAGAAGCTTGCAAAGAAGATGTCATCAAAGACTGAACCTTAGCTGCTTGCTGCTCGAATGCAGTGGTGCCTTTCTTGATGCTGTTCAATCTAAGCAGGGCATTCCTTACCAGCTTGCTTTCATATATCCTGGCAATACCCCCAAGCGATGCCGCCGTCATTGTACCGGCCCCGCCAGTTCCCATAACATCACCTATCAGCGCGGCGGGAGCAGCTAACTGGAATATCTCCTGCCCAGTTGGGGTTAATACTCCAGACTGTCCGGCCCTACGAGTATGATCTAAGTAAGATTTAAGTCCATCTACATAGGCCTTATCCTTTCCCTTAAACGCCACCCCTGTTTGTGTGACAAGCTTATCAAGCTGATTAAGGAATCTATCTGGGCTTCCACCTGATTTCTCCCAAGCTTTAGCAATAACACCTGCTCTCATTGCATCACGACCTTTGGTGTCGAGGGATGAGTATAGTGCCTTAACTTCGCTGGGCTTATTGCTGTATAGCATGTTATTTACAACCTCAGGCGTTAAATCTCCTTTTTGTAGAACAGATTTAAGCCGAGTATTTTTTATGTTCTGCGCCTCTCTGGCATAGATTGAGTTGGCCTGCCTCCACTTGTTAAGGGCCTCATTGCCAAGCTGTCCAGCCACGGAATCTTCTATATCTCCTGTCATTGCATGATATACACGTTGAACGGCGGCCTCCGACTGATTTGGCATTACCGGACGTTCTCCTTTAACATCCATTCTAAACTGAGTGCGTAACCGCTGAAGTTTGTCAAAGTCAGCACCAGAAGCCAGCTCATCCCGGTAGTTCTGCAACTTTTGGATTGTTTGGTTATCAGCCACTTTCCCAAGTTGGCTTAGTCGACTTATTTCATCATTAACCTGTGCCAATGCCTTTGCGGGCGTTACTGAAAACCCTTGCATCGCCTCATTGATTCCAGACAGGCGATCACCGGCGGCACTGCGCACTTTACTTGTTTGTCTCCTTAGGCTTGAAACCATTTCTTCTGGGCTATAGTCGCCAAACTTGCTTGAAAAATCCTCTACTAATTTTGATCTGGCTTGTTGCTGCTCCGCCCTTGGCGCTCCGGTACCGATAACCGGTATTTTCTCAGCCGCTGCCTGTGCTGATTTCCCTACAAATGTTTGAGGGGGAAGCACATCACTGGTCATGAGTGGCACGCCAGCCGATTCAGCAAATTCCTTTGCCACTGCCTGCTCACCAGATGGCACTCCTTTAATGCCTCTATATAATGCCCCGGCTGCAGTCTCAAGGCCCTTACCGAATCCACCAAAACTACCAGCAATGCCGACATCGATTGGATTTACATCTTCACCGCCTGCAGCCTGTACCGCGCCTTTTGTTGCCAGCTCCGTACCTGCTGCGCCAGCGATAGCTCTAGGTACCGTTGCAGCTCTTCCTGCTGGGGTGAATGCCAGTGCCTCGCCAATTCCGCTGGTTACATCTTGCGGAGATAGACCTGGTTTATTCAGTGCATAGCTACCAGATGGCAAGTCAACGATAGAGTTACCTTTCTCGTCCTGTCTAATCTTCGCGCCCATCTGTTGCAGTATTTGCTCTTGAGACTTATCTGAGCCAAATAGCTGAGCAAGCCCCATCTTGGCAGCATTCATTGACAACTCGTTAAGCTCAGGTGCATTCCCTACCGGCTGTAGCTGTTCCATTTGTGGAGTCATCTGATCAGACCCAGTAAAAGCCTCTTTTACAGCTGATAATCCTCTACTTATCAACCCGGACTCTTCTTGCTTAACTGGCTGTGATGGTTGCTGCTGATGGGGTATATTGAAATCCTCAGCTTTCGCCAGTCCACCAGAGATAGCCTTTTGCATTACCTGCTCTTTTGTCGCCCCTTCTGGCACACCTTGAATAACGGTGCCATTGGGTAATGTTACATTCATGGCAAATCCCCCCATGCAACTGTATTACCCTGCTGAGGCGCTGTAGGCTGTGGCGATGTTTTAGCGGGTGTTTGAGAGGGCTCTGTCTCCTGATAATTATATTGTTTCTTCACTGTGTTTAATTTTCCTTCCAGTGATTGCCTGATTTTATCCGCTGACCTCCTGAACTCAGGTTCACTCATTCTTGGGTTTAGCGCACCAACTGCTTCTGATAGTTTTTTACCTTCAGCATCAGAAAGGGCCCCCATTCCTTTTAGTGATGCCACCATTGGCAGGAATGTCTGGGCCTTGAATGTATCAAGCCTTGTCTCAAAGTTAGCAGCATCGCTTCCTGGAACTGTTGGGAACGCTGATTTTACGCCAACCGCCTTGCTCAGTCCGGGGGATTTTGTTATCTCATTAAGTGAATCCAACGCTGTAGCGAAAGTATCCACCGCCCCTTGCGCTGTAGCTTGCTTATCTGCTCTGGCCTGTTCAGCCTTGCCTCTTGCCTCTTGCTGCTTTACCTTTAGCTCTTCAAGCTTTGCAAGATTTGTCTCCCTGGCAATCTGCCGATCAAGTGTTTTGTCTTCAATTTCAGCTCGTTTAATTTCACGGTCAAGAGCGGCATTCTGCGAACTAATATTCTGCCCACGCAAAGTAATATCCTGTCCTCTACGCTGAACATCTAACCCTTCGCGCTGGATATCACGCTGAGACTGCTTATCTTCAATGTCATATTGTTTCTCTATAGGCATCGTGGCGAATCTAACAGCGCTGGTTAACTGGTCGAACTCTTCTGGCCGTTCTATCGCCGTTCGCATAGCCTCAATTGGGTCAACGCCAATGCTCTGTGCAACCTCAGCATTAGTCGACAGGACGCGAGCTATAGCCTCTGGATTTCCAGATTGTCTAGCCATTGTCAGCTGATTGGCGAAGTTATTCACAGCTATTTTTTGTTGTTCGTCTTTAATTCCTATACCATCCTGAATGGTTTTCATTTGCCCAGGATATTTAGCCACCAGAGCGTTAATCTCTTTCGGGTCATTAGAGGTATATGCCTTCTGGAAATCCTGGGCAAATAACGCCTGTTGTTGCTGTGCTCGTTGTTGTTGCTGCTGCGCCTGATCATTCTGGGCTATTTGTTGCCGCCCCAATGCATTCTGAGTTTCCATTAATGCTTCACGGCGAAAATCAGGGATCATGCCGTAGTAATCAATAGGTGCACCTAAGCCGCCGTTAGCCATTAGAACCCACCCCCACCAAACATATTAGCGAAAATTCCAGTAAATTTATTGACATCCTGAGATGCGCCTTGCGCCATACTATTGTTTGCACTCGCTGCAACTTGCCATGGGAGCGCTGCCTTCCCAGCTTTAATTTGGCCGAGCTGTTGTGTAAGTCCAGCCATTGTATTCCCTTGTCCAACGGCATAATTACCAAGAGCATTAGCAGATTGAGCCCCCATATTAGACAGACCAAGAAGCTGGTTATACATAGTCTGCTGCTGGTCTGTCATATCTGCCAGATAGTTCTGCCCAAGAGCTGGCGCAATTGATGCTAAAGCATTGTTTGTTGCTGATGAACCAAGTCCACCTGTCGCTTCTGCTGCGGCTAGTTGCTGCCCTCTAGCTTGCTGTGATAAATCAGAAAACTCACGGCTATTATAGTAATTGTTAAGCAAATCAGCTCTATCTAAAGGTTTTCCAGCCAGACTAGTTAATCCAGACAGGGCTGAATTACCAGCAGTTTCATATGGTTGCATCCAACCTACTGCGCTGTTGTAACCCTGCTGAGTTTGCTGCATAGCTTGCTGTTGAGCGCTCTCTTGTTGCTTGGCGGCCTTATTTGCGCCAATACCACCAAGAATTCCACTAATCGCACCGCCGGTACCACTAATTGCACCACCCATTCCTAACCTCCGGCTCTCGCCACATAATTACGAAATCAATAATATCACCAGAAATATCTTTCAACGCGACTACCTCTTTACCATGAAATCCCATTCGCTTTGCTAGATTTATCGCCCCAAAGCTATTTGGCAAAATAACAGCTCTTAATTTATAATGTCCTATTATATCAAGAATGGCATTTGTTGCCTCTCTACACTCCGACCTCCTTGCTTTATCCATTGCCATATGAAGATCAATGTATTCGCCTTGATTTACAAGAGCAAAAATACAGCATTCATCATAAACAACATATTCAGCACCTGGATCAACCCAGTCATTGACCCCCCAGACCCTCATTAATTTAGATCCTTCTTCATGATCAACGATTGACATCATATTCATGCCCCAATCAACCCATGAGAAAATAGAGCATCCTCTAAGGCCTTCATTCTTTGCCTTGTCTGAGTCAGCGTGAATGAAATTGATTGCATTTGAGCTTGCACATAAACAGAGTCAACAGCAAAAGTTGCGTCAGCATTGAAAGCGCCTTTATACTGAGTACCAGTTGATGCTGTCCATCCATTAACCCTTTCCCCAACTACTTTAATCCCTGATACTTTATAAGAGACTGATGCATTTGCAGATCCTCCTATTTGAAGCTTATCTGCCGATGGTATCGCAACGGAACCAATGATTAGCCCACCCCCTCCTGACTGAACAACCTGATCAGTGGTAGCTGATTTTGAAACGTAATCACCTTGAATTCCTGATACTGACCCTTGCAGAATAAGAATGTCATTCTCTGCCGTTGTTACCCTGACATCTAATAGAGATATTGCATCAGTATTAGACGTGATCCTAATTTCATGATTGGATACTGATACCTCTAAATCACCAATCCTAAGCTCGTGCCTATTAAGGATAATATCTTGCTCATCATTCCTTATCTGCGCATCATATGCACCGCTAGCGGCATCCTGAGCTTTGGAAGCGACAGCCTCAACATCATCACCTCTGTTTACCAAAGCCTCAACAAAAGGCATTGGTGACCCTGGAGGGAAGCTCACTGATTCAATCCTCCCACCCCTTAGTTCAATGCTATTGTTTAGGTTTTCATTAGCCATTAATCTAACCTCACACTACAGTTTTCGAGCGTTGCCGGAGTTGCACCAACCATCCTAATCTTAAACCCCATCTGCGTTCTAACCCTCCCAACTCTGCGCCATAGCGTCCGGCTCAACCACTTCCAAGGGGAATCATAGTTAACCAATTTCTCCATTCCATAATTTATTCCATCTTCAGTTACCGACACGAACACATGGGTTACTGAAGACGCCGCTCCGGTATTGGCATCTATCTCAAAATCAGAAACTATCGCATCCTTGGTTTGAAGCATTGGAGTGTATAAAATTAGCTCTTGGTCAATTCCGTATTGGCTTGATAGATTATCAGTAAGGGACCCGATCAGTGGTTCTTCTTTATCTGCCACAGTTATTTCAGCGCCCTCATTCATAAAATCAATTCCACGATAAACATTATTATCTGTTCCTGTTTTTAAAATGAACCACGCAGGCCCGATCTGTTGTGATGCTTCTGCATCATATGCAAGGGTGTGACTTGGCAAATGCACCAGGAGAACTTTATGATTCTTAAAGTATACCCGCTCACATATAGTTGATTTTAATTCTTCCGTTGTGTATTCGGAAAGAATAGTCTTTATGTGATAGGTGGCAATTTCAACAGCAGAACCACCCTGCGGACTCATCATGTACACTGAAGCTTGCCCACGAGCTGGGCTGGACACAAACCCGAAAGTGTCCATGTAATCACACACAGCAAACTGCCCAGCAACGCCATATCTAACCATGTAAGATGGCTGAGAGCGAAGAATGTTGTTGGCATCGCCAGTCAGGGCAAAAAATTCAATGGTAGCTGTGCCAAATAATAATATGTAATCACGCCACTCCCTTACCGCTAGTATCCCATCAGGCATTGATTCAGCTCGATATGCTGGAGCAATCAAGTCAGGTTTTGATTCATCTTCAAGCGAACTAACCCAGAATGTATCTGTTCCTTCCTGAGCAAACACATAGCGACCACGCAGTCGACATACATCACCAACATCACCCCAATCATATTGAGCATTTGTTTTTACTGACTCAGGTATATTTTGCACCCATTCAATGCGGCTAAAGTCCGTTGTGTTTCCGCCATTGGCATTAAAGGTGTAATTAATTGTCAATGTGGCCCCAGGGAACTTTATTCCTGAAACAGTGACGTTGGTAAGGTATGGGATTCCTGCTGATGGCTGCGTCTGTGATTTGCCCGGCCCCCAATCAGACTCAGAAAGACTAACCACCGACCCTATGGAGTTAGACCCATTAATTGGAGTGATATTTAACACCAAAGAGCCATTGGTTTGCGCAGCGGTTAACGTTAATTTGTCTCCATTACTATCATGCGTCCGCTGATCAATTATCTCGCTAGTTGCTGGGGTTGTTTCAGTTGCTGGCCAGTTTGAAAAGATAAGTACAGAATCCCCATCATCATTTGGTTCGTATCGATAAAGAGTTAAATATCCGTTTGCAGACACGGCCTGAGATGTGCGGGAGTGCGCCATAGAGACGCGAGCAGCTCCAGACACATCACCAATCTCAACTCCATCGAGATATAGCTTTCTACCCATGACCCTATATGGTGAATCCTTGACGGTATTCCAATGAACGCCGCGAGACAGACCGTTAGCATCTGCTTTCTTCTCTATTCCGGGGAACATGCGCAAATATCCATTTGCACCTTTAACCGGCTTTGGTACAGGAAGCATGTTAACCGGCAGCCTGTCCAGCCAATCCATGCTATAACGAGACTTCCCGTCTCCTTTTATTAATGGTAATTGTACGATTTGCCCCATAACAAAACCCCCAGATGAATATAGATACTAGTCTACATCATCTTGGGGTTTATTGACATGTCAAGAGTTTTACTTAACTAAAGATGCCGCATACTAAAACAAAAAGGGGCACTTAAGCCCCAGTTGTTAGTGATGGTTATTTATTTCTTCTTCGACTTCCCAGCCTTTGACATAGCAATTGCGATTGCTTGCTTCTGTGGCTTCCCGGCCTTCATCTCTGTTTTGATATTAGATGAAATAATCTTGGCCGAATTACCTTTCTTAAGTGACATTATAGTAGTACCTCCTGCCCTGATAATAACGTTGGTGTAATGGTGCCAGATGTCACAAGCCGGACAGTTGACCCGGCTGGGACATAGGCGGATATTATTTTCTTCTCTGTAAGATTTATTGTGGCTACCCCAACTGTTGCTGTGACACTAATTGCGGTTTCGATACTATCAACAGTAGATCCTGCCACCTGGATATCCACTCGAGAATTTGAAACCGTGGCGCTGTTTGCGCTTACTGCCATGTTGATGGTGTAGTAGACCATAGAATCGCGGGTGGCGCTTGGGATGAACGTGGCGTTGAATGGCCGCTCGGCAGCACCAACGTTACTCACTGACCGGAAGTTAAGGTTGAAGAACCCAGGTGTCCCAGCAGCATTCGTCCCGTAGTAGAACCTACTGCCAGCAGTGTCAACTCCATTCACCTTGGCGGCGTTATCAACAACGCCATCATTGGTGGTATCGTAGACTGACTTGAGCATATCGGCACCAACAGCGATACCAGCCAACTTATTCTTTTCTGCCGTGGTGTAGTCGTTGCTGGACAACCCAAATCCAACTGCCTTATCAACTTTCACATCAAGGGATGATTGAAGGTTTGTTGTGGCAGATATTGGTTGTGAGCCGGTATGGTTAGACCGAAGGAATGCATCCCCTGAGATATTCATCGGGTCATACGTGCTTTTATTCATGTTGCCAATCGGAACATCTTCATAAGTGCGCTGATTTATAACTAGGTATGGGCGGTTATTAGCCAAACTACCACGCAGGGTTACCGCTCCATTAGCACTATAAACATTCGTGGTAAAAATTTGCCCGGAAGCAACATCGATAGGTGAAGAATACCCGGCGAACACAATTACTTTATTGGCGTTATTAACCAATGAACCTACATTCTTTTTCCACACCACAACACCATTGCATATCAGCTCAAAAATAACGTTGGTCTGATTTGATGCTGGCAAAATAGTTGCAGAGAATAGACGCCTATTTGCTGTAGCTGTAATGACGTATGACGGGTTAGTTAATACATCCGCTGTAGATGACTCGAGAGTTAAATCGCTAGCGCTACCGTCCGTGTAGTTGCGATATGTTGGAAGCGGGGATGATGTGATATCAATCTTTTGCCATGTCGGAATATAAGTTCCCGGATTAAACAGGTTTGTGAAGAATATATTCTCTCCTCCGGAACTAATGGCATGTGCGCCGCCGAGCAGGTATGAGTTAGGTTGAGCAATCACAGATCCATCATTAGTTACTTTGACTCCGGTAGGGATCAGCTGATTATTGACGCTATCGAACTTAAGTAAATCATCTTCTGCAACCCCGGAAGCAACTTTTACCGCATTAACATTAAGGTTTGCCTGACCCCCAGAAACAGAGGTGAATGAAGCGTTCCCGCTCACATTGAGAGTATCGGCGAATCCGGCTGTGATGTTGTTGTTCTTTACAGTGATCTGTGTGCCAACTGCTGGCTCAGCAACAAGCTCATAACCGGTGCCGAAGCTATTAACCCGTAGAAACTGACCAGGAGTTAAAGTTACTGGCATATCGCCAAGGCCGGTTGACTTAACATTGCCAATAACGAACGTCGACCCATCGCCGAACTGCAGAGTTAAGTTACCGCTGGATAGACTACCACCCACCGGAAAAACTTTTCCTGACACGTACAAGCTAATCATATCGATGGTACATGCACGAGTGCGCAGTGATCCGCTATCGAAAATAGGGACGTTGTCCCCACCAGTAACTTGAGACACCAGGCTTAAATGCCTAATTTCCATGATTCACCTCAATTATTTGATTACCATCCTCGTCTTGCAACGTATGTGGCTCGACATAGAATCGGTTTCTTGTGCGGAATGGTTTATTCCCCTGGCCTACAGGCATGTCATTACGGCGTGCGAGAGATGGGACAAAAACTATACCTTTGCGGACAGCCATCTTTGCACTAAATGCTTCTGCTGCCAGTTCTGCTGTAATAGGTCGGTTATAGTCAGGGGATATCTGCATAGCAAGGCCAAGGGCTGCGCCATTAATCGCCCAGTCAGGCAGTCCGCATGAATCGTCTGGGCTTAGTGGTTCAGATCCAAACGCAAAGCCAATTTTTATACCCTCGACATCCCACTCGGCCATCATATCTTCAAGATCTTCAAGAGCATCAGCCATTGACTCTGGTTCAATTTGAGATAGCGTGGCACTGCTTGCGACGCCTATTTTTCTGAGGGCCTTTCTTACGATATCACCCTTCGTCTTTGCCATCGCGATCACCTTTGGATTTTTGCGCTTTCTTTTGTTTGCCTTCAGCCGCAATAGGATGAAGCCGCCAGCCATCAGCAAGATGCTTCTCCACATCCGCTTCTTCTACGACGACATAATCAAGCCATTGACCCCATATCTCTACCTGCCCACCATCTTTATAAAGAGTTCGCATGTAATTCCCTCATATTAAAAAGGAGGCCGAAGCCCCCTTTATTTTATAGCTATGCAAATTATTACGCCACGCCGTAGAACTGACCGGCCATCATTGGATTGAGGATTGCGAATGCTGGCAGGATATCGAAACGCATATACTGCTTGTTGGCGTCACCATTTGAGTATTTATGAACTCGAATGGACAGACCAGCCTTATTCGCGCTCATCACGGCAGAGTCAAGTGAGTGCAATTTAGGTAGTTCTACCGTACCCATTGCGATGGCCTTTTCATTATAGAACAGGCCAGGTCGAGCGGTAGTGATAGTGGTACCCTTTACAGTTACCGCCATGCCAGCAGTGATAGCAGCCGATACAGTATTGTACTGAGGGTTAGTGGCATCAATTATTGCAGCGCCAGATACAACTACTGACATGGTTGTACCGGTGCTGGTTACGTCATTGATAACAGTTGCGGTGAACTTGATGGGCCCGGCGTTGTTATTCAGGATCTGCTTGTTTTGCTGGTTAAGCCAGTAAGTGGTTGCAAACTCCAGCTGATCACCAGCTTTCAGTGTTGCGCCGTTGGTTACGCCAGCCAGAACGATGGTCATCTGATAGGTATCTTTAGCTGCCAGATAATCAATTGTCGGAGTTGCTGAAACAGTAATGCCAGCAGCGCCAGCCAGGGTTCCAGAGGTGCGAGATGGCAATGCGTTGGACATGATTGCCCGGACGCCACCAAAGTTTGATGCAATTTGAGCATCTTCCCATGCAGTACGAACCAGTTGATCAACAGTGCCAATGCTTGACTGACGGTCAGCAAGGTTCTGTGCCGCCCATGGGTTCATCACTGCGTAGTTAGTACCAGTCACGCCAATATCTTTTAGCATTGAACCGGCTTGTGCAACATCACCCCATTTAGTGATTGGCGTATTGAAGTCACCGAGAGATAGTGCCCCATTCGCCTGAATGAATCGGCCCAGCTCCAACTCAAGAGCTGTAACCAACTGCTCTGATACCGGCTTAAGGATTTCTTCCAACTGGTTCAATTGGATTGCTTGCTCAAGCGATGTCCACTCTACAGCTACAGTTGCATAGTTAGTAATCTTCGCGGCAATCTTACCTGAGATCAGCCCATTCTTGTTGGATGCAGAAATGTCACCGCCCGGCGTGCGCAAAGTGCTGTATTGATGAGGGCGTTTAATCCAAACGGTGTCCCCGGTGTTGGGATTAATTTCACCCTGGATAAGTTGGCGGTCAACAGTGTTCAGAAGTACACAATCGCTCATGAACATAGGGGCAAACTTTTTCAGTACAATCTGACTTACGTTGGATGATAAGTTATTAGCCATAGTAAAAAACTCTCCGATGAATTATTTAAATACTGCGTCAGGCAGCACTTTTGATAGAGCTATATCTGCTGAGGTTCGGCGCTGCACACCACCTTGAGATTTGATATCAGGGGTGATGGTTGCTGCTTTCTTGCCTTTTGGTAGCGCCTTTGCTTTTGTCTCAATTCGTTCAAGAAGCCGACCTAACGCGATGGGGTCTTTCGCATTAGCTAATTCGTTACGAAGCTGAGCGCTGCGGCCAAGTGCCATGACAACTAAAGTAGGATTGCTTGAGTAGTCGATAATTGCGTTTTGATACCTGACGGGGATCTCATCAATTACCGCTTGCTCAGCAAGATGATAGTCCTTGAACTTAACATCTCGCTTTGCATCCGTATACTTAGCTAGCTTATCATTGTGCAACTTGACGTATTCTTCTTGCTGCGCTTCTTGCTGTTTCTTAACGCCTTCAACCTGAAGCTTCTTGTCGTTCCATTCACGCCATTTTGTTTTAAAATCTTCTTCATCGTAATCTACTGACTCCATAGTAGGCTCTGGCGGCAGATCAAGAGATACTGGTTGCGCTACTGCTGTAGAGGCATGACGCAATTCACGCAGCTCTTTTTCTTTCTGCTTGATTACGCTTCGAAGATTCTTAACTAATGCCGGGTCTTTCTCTTCAGCGCTGGTAAGCGACTCCAGCTTTTCGTCACCAAAATAGAACTCGTCCTCTCCATCTTCAACTTCGTCAACTTCGCCATTCTGTTCGTCAGATTCGCTATTTGAATCATCAGTAACATCAAGTTCAATTGCATCGCTTCCGATAGACTGCTCAGGAGATACTTCTTCCCACGCATCGCCCAACCCTGAAACTGGTTTTTGTTCAGTCTCTTGCCCTGGCTGCCCTACTTCATTCTGGATGACATCGTTTTCTGCTTGTTCCATTTAAAACCCCTATTTACTCAGTGATTAGCTCCACCGGAGAGCATTCTTATATTAGCCCTTTTCACTAACAATTAGCAAATTTGACCAACAGATTTAATTGACATCCAAAAAATTACATTGGAGGGATGTTTTGCTGGTTATTCTGCTGGAACTGCTGCGCGCCATTTAATATCTCCTGGGCATTAGCTCTGGAGTTGTCCTGTTCCTGCTGGAAGAAATCACCCAGGAGGCGCAGGGCATCCATAATACTTTGCTTATCAATATTTCTCGCCTCGACAATTGTCTTAACTGTCTGGGCTTGTTTAAGGTTGGCGTCCTGAGATGCAGAGAATGCCTTGACCTGTTGCGCTTGCATATCAGTCTGTGCCTTGAGTAAGTCAGCTTGCCCGGTAAGTAGAACCCCTTGCGCTTGCATTGCAGCTGGGTCTGGCTGTTGCTGTTGAGCTTGCTGTGCCTGGGAAACCATCTGTTCTTCTTCTGGCGTCTTAGGCTTAGTGACACCTTGCAATAGCAACTGCTGCCGGTTGTAATCTTTGAGGTCGCTGATGCCTTCACCATCCATTGCGTCGATAATCATGCTCATGATGATTGAATAGTAAGGGTGTTGTGGTGGCAACGATTGCAGAATGGTCGTTAACTGGCGAATCGTGGCATCACGGCGTGAAGCGAATGATTGCCCAACATCGACAGTGACTTCATACTTACCAACGCTAAGATCATTAAGTGCGGTAGCCTCTCCGGTCTGCCGGTCAATAACTTCACCTGATAGCAGTATCATATCGTCAGAACCATCTTCATTCATGATCCGGACTTCTTTGTCTGAGCCGTAAATCTCTCTGGCCATAGACATCCAGATAACACCACACCGACGCATGGACTTGGCCATGTTATCCATGTAGATGAATGATTGCGTATCCAGGCGGTTAAATATCGAATCGACGGTATCAGTGGCAATGTTGCTTGGGATGCTATCAATGCCAGTGGAGCCGGTGATTTGCTGGATGGTTGCGCCAGTATATTGCAGCAATGCGGCCACGGCAGGAGACAATGGGGTTGGCTGGGTATATCCACTCACCGCAGCAGGAGAGACTATGTTGCCAGCCTGGTCGCGTAAACTTTCCATCGGTAGATATGCCGGACGCTTAGTGTTCCTTTCAGCCCAATGACGGGCAAGTGGGCCTGGTATCATATTAACATCAACAATCGGGATGTTATCCCCACCTGATTGAGTTGCATTATCTGCCACCATTGACACCATCAGATTTTCTAATCGCTGAGCATCCATCGCCTTGGCGGCGTGACCCTCAATGCGCTCCATGTTATCCACGAATGACCTACGCCCGTAGAATGGTACAAGAGGAATGTGCTCACCAACCATACGTTTCGGATCTTCAAGCCATTCGAATCCAGACATCAGCCCGCAGTAAACGCGACGCTTCTTAACCTCACGCTCGCCAAGGAAGATGAACGCGCCTGATTCCTCCAACTCATCTTTGATGTCTTTGATTTCATCCTCATCATAGATGGCCTTCTCACCGGTCAACGGGTTCTGATAGGCGAGAATCTTAACGTTCTCTATTTTAATTTCATAATAGCGTCCAACGTATACAGCGTCCGGAGTATTCCAGTCATATTGGCTGTTATCTGTATTGTGGTCGAGGCTCGCACACTCGGCATCAGGATAGGCTGCCCGAAATGCATCTGGTGTCATGGAAAACATTTCCATAGCCCACATAGCATCAGACCGGTCATATTGCTTTGCGTCCTGGTCGAAAAACACGCAGTTAGCCGGATCATATACTGGCATGAATGAAATACGTTTCTGCTCATTGGACGGATCCATTTCATCCTCGTAATCAGCAGATAAGCGCCAGCAACCCATTCCGCCGACAACGCCATCATCAAAGGCATTATCGCAAGCCTCACCACCACTAGTCTCTTCGTAGTCAGCGCGGAACTTACCGTTCATCTTCTCAGCTAACTCTTCCGAAGCCTGACCATCCTTTGGACGAAACTTGACGGTGATACGGTTTTTCCGGTATTCACTGATGATGCGATCGCACTCCCTAGCAACTTTATTCAGCTCAAATCGAGGGTATTTATCGAACCGGTCGGTACCAGTCTCAACATCTTTGAATGACCATCCAGCATTGGTACTTCCCTCCCACTGTGCCCCACGAACACGCACGAAGCGCTGGGCCTCAACTATCTGGCTGCGCATATCGTCAGTCTGCTCGTATGCCTTGGAAAAGTTACGCTTCGCCTTGTCGTGCCATTCTGCTAATTTTTCTTCTTTACTCGCCATTATCAGCCAACTCCGCAAGGTACGTTATAATTCGAGTAGTCTGGCTTCATTACCGGACTCCATTCAAGCATTGACATCATCAGGGCATCAGCCATGTTAGGTGACTTAATTTTCAGCTTAGACTTCATTTCATCTTTGGTCATTATCTGGAAGTAACCGTTGCCATTTGCCTTTCTTGGTATTCTACACAATTCTGCGCGTAATTTCGCCAGGCTCTTTATATCGCTTGACAGGCTAATCATGTCAGCAGGATCTACATACTCACCTTTATGCACTGCGCGATAAGTATTAAAGAATCGGTCAGCTAGGCGCTTGTAGAATTGCGCACGCTTATTCCTGAATACATCCTTATTGGTTCGCCAGCTCTTAGGGCTATCCACTTCATCTGACGGCTGATAAATGGCATCAGGGCTATCAGGTGATTCGCCACCCTTAAATTGGACAACATCGGTACGCTTTCCTTCCAGTGATTCTTTTATTTGCCTGCGCAGGCTGGCCCCTAGCCCGTCGCCATCCCAGGTAAATAAGTCGCACTGATTATCTATAGCCGCGTTTGACGCCCAGTCTGTAGCATCATTAACATCGCCATCTAGCTTCTCTTGCACATCAATGACAAGCGAGCCATGCCTGATTGATATGGCCTTTGCATCACCACCCATATCTGCCGGGTCATACGACAGCACCTTCATTCCTGACGGCTTCCAACCCAGTTTCTTATGTGCATCTATTGCAGCATCAAACCATTCAGGCTGAATAATTGAGTCTTCAACATCATCACTAAATTCACCATGCCATATCCAATCGAACTTTGATTGTGACATGTACCCGTTTTTTAATTTGGCCCGGTCTTTCTCAAGCTCTTCCCTTAGCGTTTTGTCACTTTCAAACCAAGGGTTATGTTCGTATCCAACCTTGATTATTAAATGGTGGTCGTCCTCGTAATATCCATCGCGCAATAATGAATCTTGGAATGGAATTATGAATGCCTGACTGGTTGGCCCTTCACTTGATTTTGGGTTGAACGTGAACCATAACTCAGCATCATCAATACCACGAAGCGTTGGGCCCATGACATCAAGAGACTCCTGGCTAATTGTTTCAGCCTCTTCAGTCCAAAACCTTTTGTACCCATAGAGTGATTTCATGTTCGTGAGGTTGGTATTGAGACCCCAGAACGAGAATACCGCACCATTGGCGTGGCGAATTTCACTCTGGCTCTCTATTGGCCTGAATCCATTGAATCCCAATCGACGTATCTCACCCTTTAAGCCTTTGAAAACTGACTCTTTAAGTGATTTCTGCACCTCACGGAAGCACATTACGCTGGAACCAAAATCATTCGCTTCGGCTGCTAGAATATCCATGGCAAATATGGATTTCATTCCCCCTCGTCCGCCATACGCTACCTTGTATTTCTTTTTCTTTATTAGCAGTGGTTCAAGTCGCTCGGCAATAAGTAAATCAGGATCGTCGTCGGTTTCCACGAATGAATCACCGCTACGAACCCACCGACGGATAACTTTAAGGCCCATATCAACAATACCGTAGACCGTCATTTTCTTTACGCCGGAACCATACATGCTAGTTGCCTCGGCCTCTAATCTGTCGAGTCTACTCGCTAGTTTCTTTGCCATTTATACCACCAGATAACAATGCTTCCAGTTTAGACACTCGCTCCATTAATTCAGTCGTTTCCTGAACGTCGATACCAATTTTGATGATGGATACAATCTGAGTTGCTATATCAGATGGAATTTCACCATTTGAAACGCCATTAATAATTGCGTCTATCTTCTCTACTGGACTTCCGTGACTAGGATAGACAAAGGTAATCATTGGAGCTGTTTGTTTTGGAATTGGATGGCACCTGACTAGCAGCTCTCTAATCATTGCCGATTGCATAGCCGCACCATCAGCCTTATCTGTCATAGCAAGCTCTACAACCTTATCGTAGAAGTCCTCTATGGTATGGCCCTTCCTCTCAAGGGCCTCTATCAAGAGCTTAAACTTATCCTTTCCGCGCCTTACTGTTGGCTGATGTTCTGATGTGAACTTTCTACCTCCGCGCGGTTTTTTCTGTTGATTTTCTGTCATAATTGTCTCGTATTTTTCTCGTATTTCGAGAATATTATCACAAAAAAGCCCGAGTTAACGGGCTGCTTTATTTTGGTTATTAAGGCTTGCTGAATGCCTGCACGAATAAGTGAGCTCCACCTACTGTGGTATGCAATACATCCAAGTCACCCAATGGTGCGAAGCCACCCACAACAGCAGCAGCCGCCAGTGCTGTGAAGGTTGCTCGGTCGGAGTGCTGTACAATCTTGTAATCAGTCGCAGCTGTTGCGCCACTAGCGATAACCTGGAAGAACTGAACCTTACCGCCCACCGTTTCCAGATCAGCGCGAACCGAACCGATAGGGGGTTTCGTTGCGATAGTCGCCTTAACCAGCGCGGTTACAGAGTCAGCGCTAGTACTCGTTACAACTTCATAAGTAGTTAATGCCATGATGTTTCCTTAACTAAATGCGGTCAGTTTGTTTTTAGCTAACTGAACAGCGCGATTTGCCACCACCACATAATCAATAGTGGCACCCTCAACCAGTTGTTGCCCAGCGTGAGCTGTCGCATCACCAATTGACATTTGCAGTAGCTGAAATTTTAGCGACGATAACCCTACAAACTCTTTAGCAATGGATACCGCAGCTACGTCATTATTAAACATGCTGAACAGTTGCAGAACCAGCGATTCGGAGTCTGCGATAGGGATTACTTCACTCATTTCTTCAATCCTCTGCGTTTAAATTGAGGGTAAGACCTTATGAATACCTTCTTCATTTTACACCTTTAATTGCTTCTATGTGAGAAACCATAAAATTGTTAACTTTACGAGATATCCATCCAGCGAGATATGCCAAGGGCTCTTGATTATCAAATCCAACTTTCACTCCAACCAGGTCTAGCACTCGCCATGCTGCATGAACGCATTCATGACAAAGCACCTCAGCATCGTAGCTATCTGGTGAATCGAAGCATATTGTCACCATTGATATTCCAGTTTTTGGGGATTCAATTACGCATACCTGTGCCTTGAAGTATTTATAAAGAAAATTATCACCGAATCTTTTATCGGCAGCCTTTGAATTAGAGCAAATAGCAATTGTGACGCCATACAAAGGCACCGTTACTTCGATAATCGGCTTTAACTTCTTCATCACTATTCCTCTTGATGTCTCTCTACATTATCGCAGGCACTCGTAAATGCCTGCTGCAATGTCAGCTACAGTCCATGATATGTAGCGATGGTGCCACCTTTCTCATTCATCACATAAAGTACATCACCACGGCTTAGCTGTGCGCCGTACGTGTATCCGCTGCCATCTTCGATATAAATCGTTCCGTCAGTACTGCTGTTTACATGCTTGGCTTCATGGATTTTCTCTCCACCATTGGAGTATCCAAATTTGACTGTCATCATTCTTCTATTCCTTCTCCTGGTCTATGTTGTTCGCGGCTTTGCGACTCCTCTCGGCGTTGCTACACCACTACTCGTCTTTCCGAGCCGCCAAGATAGGCCCAGTGAAACAGGCAATCACCTCCATCGAGAGAAGATATCTACTTAATCTTTCAAATACTCATCGGTATGGACATACAGTTCGCCGGTGAATAGTGTTGCGCTGCCTGCATCTACAACCACAGACGCATGAGGGTTTGCATTATCGTTTAGCCACTTAATTAATGGCTTAGCTGCATTTTCAAATGCGGATGAATCATAGGCAAAGGTAGATCTGTGTTCTTTTTCAAAGTTCACTTGTTTTTGGAGTGTTTCGTTCAATCCACCCATGTTGTACCACTGCCAGCACTTACCAAACTCACGGTTTAGCGAGTTATCACCAAGACTATCTATTACATTCAGGTCGGCTACTGAGCCTTCATGCTCAGGCTGATACCCTTCTTCGATTGCCGTCTTGATGTACTTAACCATTCCTGCGCGTGGCGGGTCTAACTGAATACTTTCGTCCAATTCTTTTCTGCCTTGAGTGGGGTTTTTAGAATATTGAGTCGACATATAGGTTACCTTCATGATGAGAATTTAATGTAAAAGAATGCCATGCCACATAGTCCGCTAATTATCAGACCGATGCATGTATTCCGGATTGACTTTATCGCTTCGTGAAGTGGCTTTTGCTCGGCCATAACCAGCTCGATACCCCTCACTCTTTCACTTACCATCTTGCCATTATCACGGATATCTGAGATATCTTTCGTATGCTGCTCTGACTTTGAGACTAGGACGCGAATTTCGGTAGTAAGCTGCCCTATATTTTCGGTGAGCTTATTTGTTGCACTCATCGACTCTCGGTGCATGACCCTTAGCTCCGACATCTCCGATCTTAGTCGCTGCTCTTCTGCCTGCATGGTGTAGTCTCCATAGCGCCCTAACTCCTATGATAATGGCTACTGTCCCCGCCATTAGAATTAGTGCTGCCATTGTATTTTGGTAAGGCACTGGCGATGGCCCCCAGAATTAAAAGTATTGCATCAGCCGATACCTGGATGTACTGATCATTCAAATAGAACCAGGTGTCAGTAGTTGGATAAAATATGTAGTCAAGTATCATAATAAACGTATCTATCATAAGCAGCAAATAAATCCAACAGGCTATCTTATCAATAACTGAAGTATTTCTCTGTGAGACGATATAAATAATCAATGAAAGGTACGAGAGGATGTAATGCAGGTAGATTATTTGTGACCCTATAGGCCATTTAAGCATGATGCTATTCAGGATGGCAGTCAGGAAGAAGTATGCAGCCACCGTAATGGCTGCCACTGACTTACGCTGAGCGAGTACCTGACTTACGGCCAGTGCGATTGCTAGCGACAGCAATAGGCTTGGGCTGTTTGCCAGATTTGGTATCATTTTTTGTGCTTCTCCCATTAAAGAAATCAGCGCCTTTCTTCGGGCCAGTTGCTCGTGCCATATAAATCTCCTATTTAGTGTTTGGTTATCATACCAGCACGAGTTGATTTATAAAACGCTTGCCATCGGTATTTGTCAGCTCTTAGCTCAGCCAGGCATTTTAATGTCTCTATATCTGACTGTAGTTCATCATCGCTGTTTTTACCGGAATCGCTTGCCTTGCACGGCTCAGTGAGTAAATCTGCTGATGGAATTGGCGGCGTCAATAGCGTCTTGCTTGGCGCGCACCCGGTTAGCGTCATAATTACAGACATTCCGATCAGGACTTTGCAAATACCTGACAACATCTCGGTTAATGACTTTGTATTTAGTCTCGGTGATAATTTTAACTCCTGCGGCCTTTGTCTCATTATTTGCGACATCAGTTTTAACCTCTTCTACAATGGAGATATCTTTTTTAATCTCAGATAGTTTTATTGAGTCGATATACCACCCATGAGAGAACCATCCGAATGAGTACATAGAAACAGCCAAAATCAATAACCAGATATATTTCATTTAGTCATGCTCTCCTGCACCACCAGCCTGGCCATCATAGCACCAAGGATAAGCGCCAGTGATATCCACCTGGGGATAACGTCAGATATAACTTCGTTAATCGCTTCAACCGCTGCTGCAATCGCTAGGATCTGCATTGAGGTTAGTTTGTGAGATTTCTTCCAGTTGCTTATGAGCTTAGGCATAGTTTCTTCTCAGCCTCTCTGCGGATTACCAGTCCAGGAAGGACTTTTCCACCTCCATATACCCAGCGCGGGAATTCATTACAGCCTTTTATAAATTCACCCTGCCTGAATAGTTTGAACATGGTCGATTTCTGCATCCTTCCACACCCAGCATTAAAGGTAATTGATACCGTGGTATCATACTGACCTTGCTTCATCTTGCGGCCATTGGCATACTTCTCAACGCAGTCTTGCGCTGACATGATATCTTTTACCCATCGCTCTGCTATCTCAGAATCTGAGTAAATTTTACTTGGGTCGATTTTCCCTGTGGTTGATCCAACGCCTACCGTAAGGACATTGGCTGGACAGTAGTAAGGATCTCGCCTACATGATTCGGAATTGCCAATCAATTCGAGTCCCTGCTTAGATACCTTTACCTGGTCAGTGTATTGCGTCGTGATAATCGCAATGATTGCGGTGACCGAGCACACTATCCCGGCTTTTTTCTTGCTCATATCAACCCCTGCTTTTATTTGTTTACATTAGCAGTATATTTCAATTTCTTGGTTATTAAAAACTCATGATGCTACCTCCTGAAAATGGGATCGCCTTTTCTCAAGCATCTTGGCTTTTTTGGTAAAGATGGTTTTAATGCGGATTAGATATGGAATGTCGAACTTGCGGGTTTTTTGGTTTGAATCTATTTCCTGAACCTTATCCAAGCCGTCACGCTCGATAAGCCCTATTCTGAAACCGGCTACGTTGCCGCTTAGGTGTCGATTGCAATAAACGCATTGGGATCCAGTGTTGTGAAGATTAAATCGGAGGTGTGGTGCTGCGCCGCGGCTTCGATAGTGACCACATTCCATCGTCCCGCCGTACTTCTGTTCTGGGTACCTGCCGCAACTTATGCAGGGGGTGCCTAAATATTTGAGCCTCACATACTTGTTAAATGCTGCTTGGGCCTCTGCCATTCGTTGAGGTTTGGTCTTTAACTTCTCCCTCCTGGCTTTCAATTCGTCTTTCTGTGTCTTAGCTAACTGCTTATCTGCTACTGATTTCTTCTTCTGCCTTCGCTCACGGTCTTTTCGGTATAAAAGTATGGCGTACTCTTCTCGATGCTCTGGACAGCACCACCACGTTTCTATGCGGTCAGGCTTGAACCTCGTTTTGCATACTTTGCAGTTACGATGATTCGGCAGCTTGTTTATCATCAGCTTCCTCCAACATTTCTATTGAAGCGTTTTCACGCTCGCATTGGTCGCAGGAATAAACTTCATCTGGCTTTAGCGGGGCCAGACAGAATGCGCATATTGATTGGGGAAGTTCAGGCATGGCTGCTCTCCCTGTCTTTCATCATCAGGAATACAATCATTGCCAGCCGTAGCGGACTCTCTGGATAATTTTTCCAGTCGCTATATTTATTTTCGCGCCAATCACTGGCAGTCCATGAGATGCCGTCATAATCAATGCCAATGCCATACTCAAGCATGATGGGATATGCATCGGCAGGTTTGTTGCAGGGATTGAATCCGCCCAGCCTCCCTGCGCCTCTTACGATAACATCGACATACGGCTCCTTAGTTAATCCCCGCCAGCCTGTTTCCTCGTCAAAAGGCTTCATGCCGAGATGAATTGCCACCGCCTTGTTAACCTCAAAATCACTCATTGTTGAATAGTTTTTCATCGCGCTCTCCTTACTCTGTCGAATTTGGCGCGCAGCAAAACGCATATGTGGTCATATGTGGGTATTTCGCTGGCGGGGGATTGGGGGTTTAGGCTTGGTTCGAGAGGTCTTGCGGAATATCAAGTTGTCTATGGCTATTAATGTCGGAGATTTTTGCATTATTATATTGGCTCCTTGTAAAATTCCCCTCGTAGATTTTTAGCGTATGAAGCATATGCTTGCCCCGCGTCTTCTGGGGAATTAAAGGTTCCTATTTGTTTCATTTTTCCATTAATCTTTATTCTTGCTCTCCACTTTCCTTTTCTCTCCATATAATCAACTCCGCGAAATCCTGTTTTTGACTTAACTGGAGCCCTTACATTGTGGTTGTTTTGTGCGCTTGTTGCTTCTCGTAGATTGATTAGCCGATTGTCGTTTCTTACCCCATTAATATGGTCTATAAACTCCTTGGGCCACTTACCATAAGACATTGCCCAAGCAACTCGATGAGAGAGAAACGTGTTACCTTTAATTGATATGCAGCTATAACCTCCGCGAATGAAGCATGGGTCAGTTCCAATTAAACGCTTATACGAGCAATGTTTTCTTTTAAATGAACCGGTTTCAGGGTCGTATATAAATCTAGAAATAAGAAATTCAGGGGTGATGTTTTCTCTTTTTTTATACGGATCTTTTTCTTCTTCGGGCTCTGTAAACTCGTAAATATAACTTCCTCGCTTCCCTTCCCGTATAAGCGCTTTGGATTTATATAAATTATTTAATGCAGTCCCAAGTGATGTAGTAGGAAGCCCCATCTCTTCGAATTTTATTGCATAAAAACTAAATTTCTCTTTTGGATACTTCTGTAATATCTTTATTAACTTATCCCGAATACTCTCAATTTTATTTCTCCTCATGCTGCCCTCCTGATTTGTACAGGAAAATCCAATAGGGCCATGTAAGTCCCATGCATATAGCCATTGCATATCCAGAGAAGGTTTCTTCACGGCCTTGAATGTCATGAGCCCATTCAGATACAACGCCAGCCATCCAGAAATAAGCTGCGACTAATATCAGAGTAATCATGCTGCCACCTCAGAAGTAGCTATAAAGTTGGTTGATAATGTTCTGGTCAGTCGTACGACCGAACAGGTGTTTTATTGCGGCGTTAACCATTGCGTTGTAGCAGCGTTCGAACTCATCAGGCTCCATGTTCGCGTAAGCCAAGCTCTTTGCCCTCACCTTTGTCTCGCCTTTGATGGTTGTCACGACGTCAAAAAATCCAGCCAGAATAGTCAGGTTCTTCCTGAATTCTTCTTTCTGGGTATATTCGTCTGTGAATTCATAACCGGCATTTTCCGCTGCCCAGTGAGCAAAGCAGAAGTTGAAGAAGGCGAACATCTTTCGGTGAAAAGCGGGGTTGCGAGTTAGCTTAATGTCGGCGGTGTACATCTCGCCGTTTTTGAACTTAGTTAACCTGGGTAAGTCATGATCGAATGCTGGAACAAAAACGCCACCGGCATTCTTGACCATTTCGATTTGCATTAAATATCTACCTGCTTGGGTGAGTTAGCCAAATTAACCATGCGAAGAATATCCAAGCGCATATGACACCGAAAAAAGAGCACCAATCACTGGTCATAGTGGCTTCTCCGGCGCGGATGGTAGTGGCATCCAGTGAGTTACAGTAATGGGATAAAACTCAATGCCGTAATTGTACTCGTACACCTGAGCAAACCAACCTGGGCCATTCGCATGGTATTTAATGTACTGCCCGACATGAAGCTCAACCCCAAAATCAGGAAGCGGCCAGATAAGTACAAAGTCATCATCTTCCGGCCTACAGTCACTGCACTTAATCCAACTACCAAGCGGGACTTGAGAGTTCAACTGTGGGGTGGTGTAGAGTGCCAACGTATCGCATCTCATTTCGCTGGCGTAATTACCGGCTGCAAAAATACTATTGAATAACTTTCCGGACACTTCATACCCCCACGGCTCAGCCCTCTTTGCAGCTAACGCGATGGCGGCAAGTGCTCGGATATCGGCGATATCATGACCAGAAATCATTTTTGCTCTAGCTAACTCTTCAAGTCTCTCTACAGTGAAACTATCTAACTCTTTCATGGCTTTACCTCAACGTTAATAAACCCGCCACAGCCACACTTTGGGCAGCATTTTCTCTTGGTGCCAGAAGACTCATCACTCATGACAACCCTCTCTAGCTTCAAGTGGTGATATCTGCATGCTACGCACATTACGGCTTCCGTTGTTTTCATTCACTCTCTCCCTTGATTCGAATACCGGCAGTGCGGAGGATTTTTTTGCAGTCGCTAATGGCGTTGTATGCCGACAGTGGGTCGTCATATTCATCTTGTGTTGGCAACTCCACCTCAATGCTTTCACGGCTGGCTTGCCATGCACACCACGCCAAATGGATGCCAAAAATTCGATAGCAGTTTCTCTCTGGCTGCCAATCAATATCTTCGCCATATAGCCCATGAACTTCTTCAAGCCATTTGTGAAACTCTTCCCGCGATTTAGTTATGTCCATCATGCTTTCACCTCTTCACGCTTGCGGCGCTCATGGAACCAGTCGTAAACATCACTGAGTTCTTTATCGATAATTTTAAATTCACGGTCGAAGTAAGCTTGAGCGTCTTTCTCTTCGTCAGGCGCAAATTCACCAGGGCCAAGTAGCGTGTTAAATATCCATGACATGGCAACCTTGTCGCCCTTTCCATGTTCTGCCTCAATGCAAGCAGCTTGCATGGCTAAAAGATTTTTACCGAAAAGCAGATTGATTTCTTTAATCCGCTTGCGTAGATATTCGTTTTCGTCTTGCACTTGTCCGATTGTCTTTTCCATCATGATTTCCTCTAATTGATTTACAGCAGCACTTCTGCATCACTGTCACGCTCATGTGATGCTAAATAGATATCCCACTCGCTGTAGTAAATTCCGTTGTACCTTGCACCTGAACAATCATCGATTTCATCAGCGCCAAAGCACTCTTCGTAAATTGCTTGAAAGGTGTTTTCAGGTAACTTGCTTAGGAATTTAATGCGGAGGGATTGCTCATGGCGTTCTTGCTGCTCTATCTGATGTTTTATGAATTCGCCTAAGGAGTTCATGATTTCCTCGTCATGTTCAGCTTAGCGCGCAGTTCAGCAATGTGATCCAGTGCCTTCTCGTTGCTAACCGGTATGTGAAGTTTGGGGATTTGCACTACCGGCGCGGGGATCGGCTCATCAGCTTCAATGCGTTTCGACATGTCAGCCAGCTCTTTGCCGCAACGCTTTCGTAAGTCTTGCTCAGATAATCCCTGCACTCGCTGTTGTGAATAAAGCTTTGTGACCATCCAGTAAGCCGGATTGCTGGGCCAAGGGAATGCTTCTGCGCTTCTGAACATGTCACGACGCTTGGCATAGTCCATCACCATGTCGTAAAGCTCATCTGCATCAGGCAGCCCTGCTACTTTCAGTGCGCCTTTCTTGCACCACGCTATGAATTGACCGGGTGACGGCCAGAATGGTGATTCACTAGCTCGGGCATGTTGCATACCAGCGGATAACTGCTCACGACTGCGAATACCGTTTTCAGCAAAGGCGGCAATCCACTGTCGCTTGGCAGCCACTTCATCAGCGGGATTTCGAAACGTGGTTGATACGGCAGCCGGGAATACCTGCTTCAAGTTTTTGAATAGCGCATCCACCATCTTTTCAGCTTCTGGATTCACCATCTTCACGGCTTCTGGCGCAGATCCAACCATGCGGGCCAGCGCCGAACTATCACGATTATCGATAATGCGAGTTAAGTTGCTCATATGAACTCTTCCTCCCACGCCTCGCGGTCATTCCAGTGAGTCTGGTTGTTGGCAACTTGAGTCTGCCGGCTGATCGGATACTTCGGTTTGAACAGGCCTTGATAGCTGTTGGCTATGCTGGCATCGATTACTGCTGATGGGTCGTGTCCCTCGTCAAAACATTCTTTCAGGAGGTTGAACGCTTTGGTAACGGTGAGCATCGACTTGATTGGTTTCTTCGATTGTGACCGGTAGCTAACCCATTCAATCCAAGATTGCTTGTTAAGCCATTCAGGGATTTCTACAGAGAGAGGATCGAACCCTTTAACTTTCCCCTTTGGGGGATTAAGGGGGTTAGTATTTATATTCTTGTTATTACCTTCTTGTTCATGATGCGCGCTTCTATGCTCGCTGATATGCGCGGCATCACCACTCAAAGCCACGCCGTTACTGGGTTTGTTATGCTCGCTGATATGCGCGGAGTTATGCGCGGGTAAATCGTCTATTTTTTCGGCATATTCGGCGTAATTTATGATGGTGATTAACGTCCCTTTTCGACGCTCTCCGACCACTGAAATCATTCCCTCTTTCTCGAAAAATGCCAGCATCCTTTCGACTGCATGACGACTTGTTGGAACTCCTTTCCTGTCGCACATCGCAAGCCCTAAATCGTCCGAGGTAACGACCAGTTGACCGGGTTGAAGATTCCATTGATGACCTTTGAAATTCGCTTTGAATGGCTTTCTAGCGGCATCCAGTAAAAGGTTATCCCACAGAGTCCGCAGGAAAACGTCTTTGGCCCAAGGTTTCTTCTTGATGCTTCGGTACAACGGGACATAACCAAGCTTCTGGTTCTCCATCCTGTTGCTCCTGCGCTCACGTTCGGCGCTTAAGTCATAGAATTTTGCTGTATTCATTTGGCCTCCATGCGCTCAAAATTAATTACCCATACCCATGGGTTAGCTTCCCAGCTTTCTTCGCCGTAGATGGACTGCCATAAGCTGCTGAAATACCCTTTTGCGGTTGGCCTGCCAGTCATATTATGGTCAGCAATGCAGTCATAATGGTCTTGAGATTCAGCCAGCCTATCAGCGTCGATACCTTCACTCATGGCATCCTGCTCACTGATATCATTCAACCGCTCGACACGAACGCCGGTGATCAGCAAGTTAATGCGGGACGCCCAGCGCGGCATGTGGATTGATGGACGCCATAAACCATCCTTGGGCCAGTCAGCCGGTGTAGTTGCTCGATAGGCCATATCGTGGCTAGTCTGGTCAATGTTGTAGCGTGCCCATGTCTCGCGAACCCATAACTGATCGCCGACCGCACCCAGCGGACAGGTATAACCTTCATCCTCATCAGCCACGCCAAACACATCCTTTCTTGCGGGTTGCAGATAACCGTCTTTGTCTATAACACCCGGCGTGTACCAGTGGGCCGTGAAGTCCATCGCTCCATGAATGGTTTGTGGGTGAAAGTGCTCGGACGGCTGAACCTTCATAATCCGGCGCGTCTGAGTCTTGCGACCACTGAGAATGGCGTTGACCATCTCCGAGTTGAATAAAATTGGCTTCTCGTTCATAATTACTCCTGTAGGTTACATATTGCATTGCTTTCGCCCAACAGTTTACGCTGATTGGGCTTTTTCTTGTCTCTAAATTGTTAAAGAGCGTAATTATTTACTTATGCTGCAACTTTCAATTTTACTTTCTTAGGCTTGACAGGCTTAAACTTCTTTTCTGCTATCAAACCCTTAAGCTGGTAATACCGCAACTCCGGAAGCTCTTCACCCCAGCGAGAAATAATCTGGGGGGTAACCCCAAGAACGCTTGCCAACTTACCTTTACCTCCGGCCATCATGGCCGCCTCTACAACTTTCATAAATACTCCTAGTTGGTGACCATGTGAGAAATAATAGCTCACATGATTTAATTAAACAATGGTTAATCTAAAATAATTCACTGGATAGAAATTAATTTAATAAATCGTGTTGACAGTGATTTAAACTAAGTATACATTTACCCAATCGAAACGAAACATCGATGCGGCAGACGGAACTACACGCCGCGCCAGTCAGGACGACAGGCTGCTTATTTAACAATTAGATTGCCCTGATACGAGGGCACCAAAGAGAAGTTGGCTTTGGCTTGGTGAGCGCACAGTGATGATGTGCAGCCTATGCGGTTACGGCGAGTAGCGGAAAATCCCCCGCCTAAGAGGTAAATGCAATTTCCACCGCCGAAAGATGTTAGCTCAATCCAGAAATTCATCACTGGACGCCAAGACCAAAGCCAATCACTGGAGACATACCATGAATTCGAGAGAGCGACGCACGGCTCGTTACAGAGCTAAATGTGCAGCAGAGGGTCGGTTAGAAAAGAACATCGCTATAGCTCTTACAGGCTGCACATCGAGGGTATACAAAGCAACGATGCCTGTACCGGTTCGCAGCAGTGAGCAGCCAAGCGCGGACAATATATGTTTACCTGAAGTCGCTAAGTTTGCAGCAGGCTTCCGCAAAGTTCGTGAAGATTGCTATCACGTTATTAAGTAGGCCCACCACATAGTTAAGGGGTAAGAGAATGGAAACTAAATTAGGCATAAAGGTCGATATTGACGTTAAGCGCATCAAGACGTGTATCAAAGTGAGAGATACATTTACCGCCGATGTGATTGATGCTGATGGGGAAGTTATTCGAACATTAGAAAGTGAATATGTCCCTGATTGCTTCCCTGGAAACCACTACGGCGATTATCTCGAGCTTGATATCGATATTGAAACAGGCCAAATACTGAACTGGAAGAAGCCTACGCAATCCGAATTAAGTCAGTTAGTGGGTGAAGGGAAAGAAGATTAACAAGGTCACTTAGGTGGCCTTTTTTATTGGCGGGTAAATGAGGAATGAATGATGCGAGTTGATAGCGAAGTTTTGAATGTTTTGAGTTGCGCGGAATGTGTTGGTAATAACCTTAAATTAACAGGTTCTTTAGATAGAAATTTATACACAAGAACCAATAAGGTGCTTGAAGCTGCTGGCGGCAAGTGGAATCGCAGTGTAAAGGCGCATGTGTTCGAAATTGACGCATCAGATCGCATTGAGCAAATTATTCTAACTGGCGATGTTGCTGTGCCAAAGGATGACTTTGAGTTTTTCCCTACTCCGCACGAAGTAGCTAATCGCATTGTCACACTAGCTGAAATTGAAGATGACATGCATGTTCTTGAACCAAGCGCTGGACGTGGTGCGCTAGTTATGGCCATTAAGGATTCTGCACGGGATGTTATGATTTCAACGTTTGAGTTAATGCCAGAAAACAACGAATACCTTAAAAATCTTGAACTTCCTCTTTGCGGCATTGGTGAGCCTACTGATTTCCTTTCAGTTAACCCATTCCCAGCTTATGACCGCGTGGTTATGAATCCTCCATTTGGTCGTCAGGCTGATATTAAACATGTTAACCACGCCTTTAAATTTTTAAGGGACGGCGGGAAGCTTGTTTCTGTAATGTCATCTTCAATAACCTTTCGAAGCAATAAATTAGCTACAGACTTTAGAGAATTTGTTGAATCTAAAGGCGGTTATATTGAAGAACTTCCAGTTGGATCATTTAAGAGTTCAGGAACGATGGTAAATACCGTGATTGTTGTCATCCCAAACCAGTGACCTTACCCCTGCCACTTACCTTTATTGGTGGCAGCAATAAGACCACTAGATGAGGTGATGTATGACAGATGAAATTAAAACAGGCGGCTCAGCGTTTCCGTGGTGCGGTGATTTGAATGATACGCCGCACATTGGGCTTGGTATGCAACTGCGCGATTACATGGCAGCTAAATACATGCAGGGTGTGAGCGCGAACCCTGAAAGATTGTACAGAAACGATGACTTGGCAGAAGAAGCCTACCAGATGGCAGACGCAATGATTAAGGCGAGAGGGTGAGATATGGGTGAATACAAAATTACGCGCTCAATTATCCATCAGTGTTATGCGCTATCAGTACCGCAGTCAGCAGGAATGAAACTCGCGGGTGTAGCTGAAATAATCCCGCTTTATAGCCTGCCGTACGAGCTAGCAGAAAAGCTTCGTGATGCGATTAATGGCGGTAATATCAGCAAGGACTACTGGATTGACCGGCTTAAAAATTACAAAGAATCATTTATTCCTCAGTTAACGAGAGAAATTAACGGTTTATCTGCTAAATAAAACACGAAGTAACTCCCCACCCCCACCAATCCCCAGAGTAAATAACTGACAACTGTCGGTATTTTGCTGTGGGCTAAACACAAGGAAATGAGCATGGCAGACGAAAACACCGGCTTGGTGGTTATCGACATTAAGCCAGAATCCTACCCGACCCTGTACGTCACGAACGGCCTTGATAAATACCTCAACCAGATTCGTCAGGCAGTTAATGAAGTCCCTGATGTATCGACTGCAAAAGGCCGAGCACGGATAGCATCACTTGCAGCCAGCGCATCACGCAGCAAGACAGCAATCGAAAAGCCGGGCCGTGAGTATCTTCGCCACCTAAAAGAGCAGCCGAAAATTATTGAGGCCGAACTTCGCCGCTTTGTCATTGAATGCGATGAAATACGCGACGAAACGCGCCGATCACTGACTGAGTGGGAAGCCGAACAGGACCGGTTAAAGCAGGAAGCTGAAGCCAAGAAGAAAGCTGAAGAGTTAGCGGCAGAAGTTGAAGTGGCCCACGAGATGGCCCTGCTGATGAATGACGCTTTCGACCGTGACGCCAAAGCGAAAGCTGATGAAGTTGAACGCCTGCGGAAAGCCCATGAAGAATTCATAGCCAATGAAGCAGCAGAGAAGGTAAGGCGTGAAGCTGAAATAGCGGCGCAGCAGGAACGTGAAACAGCAGCGCGGCGCGAGGCTGAGTTGAAGCTTCAGGCGGAATTAGCTGAGCGCGATAGATTGGGTGCAATTAAGCAAGCGGAAGAAGATAAACGACTAGCTGAAATTCGCCGCCAAGACGCAATAAATGAAGCTGAAGATAGAAAAGCCTTGGCACTTGTACAGGCCGAGCGCGAGAAGCAAGAGGCTATCGCAGCCGAGAAACTTAAAGCACAGCAGGAAGCTGAGCGAGTTCAGCGTGAAGCCAAGCAGAAAGAAGATGCTCGGTTGGCAGAAGAGAAGCGTGTTGCTGATGAAGCAGCCAAGCGCGCGGCTGACGTAGAACACCGTCGCGCTATCAACCGCCAAGCAGTAGCCGACTTAATTGCAAATGGATTGCCAGAAGATTGTGCACAGAAATGTGTAGCCGCTATCGCTAAGAACCTCATTTCCTCAGTTCGTATCACTTACTAATCAAACTTAAATTTCAGGAGCCACTCATGTACCAATTCGTACTAACTGGCGATGCCGTCATGGGTCGCTATTGCCAACACCAGCAAAAAGTTAAAAACGCCAATCCGTGGATCCGCTGGTTTCTCAGCATATTTCAACAGAAAGGTAATCCGCTATGACCAAGAAAGAACTCAAGTGGTGGCATAACCACTGGTTGGTTTGCGCGAAGTCTTGCCGCAAGGCAGGGAGTAGGCGCTCAGCAGCTAATTACCTATCCTGCGCAGCCGCCAAGCGTCGCATTTACCAAATGGATGCATTGGTATCAATTGAGCTTCAGGAGGCGGCATGACGCAGGACGAGCGATTTTACGCAGCACTCGAATCAGTTGCATGGACGCGACTGATAGCTGATCCGCGATTCACGGATGAAATGGCACAGATAGAAGCCAATGCAGATCATCGCACAAGTCAGCAGCAACAAAGAATTCAGGAGGCGCAACGTGGATTTGAATAAATTAGATGAGCCGTTCCCTGCCGCTGATATTGAGTGGCGAGTGCAGTCTTGCGGGATAACTAAAGATTCCAAACCATGGGCCATGGTGCTGGCGTATGTTACCAACCGGGCAATTATGAAGCGCCTCGATGATGTTTGTGGGAAAGCATTCTGGCGCAATGAGTTTCAGCCAGCTCCAGACAGCGGCGTTATGTGCGGCATATCCATCAAGGTTGAAGAAGAGTGGATCACTAAATGGGACGCAGCCGAGAACACGCAGGTTGAGGCGGTAAAAGGTGGCATGTCAGGGGCAATGAAGCGCGCGGCTGTCCAGTGGGGCATTGGTCGATATCTATATCAGCTTGAAGAGGGATTCGCTGAAGTTAGCATCGAAAAGAAATCTCGTTGGAATCGGGCAAAAACAAAAGAACAAAAAATTATCTACTGGCGGCCTCCTGCTTTACCAGATTGGGCATTGCCACCAAAACAAGAACCACAGCAACAACCACAGCAACAAAACAACGCCCACACGCTACAGCAAAGAACGCCAGATCAGTACCTTGCAGATTTTACCGGTTGGGCTATCTCGTGCACTGACCAAATAGCTTTAAAGGATGCCTATGACGGGCTATGCAAGCGACTAACACAACACCCTGAATTAGCTGACAAGGCCAACAAAGCATATCAAGACCAACTCTCAGACTTAAACAAGGCGGCGTAATGGGACACACAATAACCATCAAACTACAGAAACCGGCAAGGGAGTTTGCCGCTGGTGATTCCATAGGATTTGGAATCCGTGGCGGGGTTCGCTACTACGACAGGAAGTCGCAGAAAAACGAATTCACCAACTACCAGGCTGTGATTTTTGCCAAGGAAGGCAAGCAAGCGGAGTTTTACAGGGAGGTGCTCATGGAGGGCGCTATCGTTGAGGTGTTCGGGGAAAGCATCAAGGTCGATGTTTACGATGGTCAAAATGGACAGTCCATCACCCTTGAATTGAACAATGCCAGATTAGGGTTTATCGAAGCTGGCAATAAACAGGGAAAGCCGCAGCAGCAAGAATCAGGGAAGAGTTCAACTCCGCAAAATCAGCAGCAATGGGGGCAGCAACACGCGCAGGGACAGCAGCAGGCGACACACCAAAGCAGCGAACCACCAATGGACTTCGATGATGACATCCCCTTCTGACCAATAGCCACAGCAGGTAACCACCATGCAGCCAGAACAAATACTGGCCTGCCTCCGCGCCTATCCAGATGCATATATAACCTCATTCCACCGGTCAATTGGCAGTGTGGGGCGTGGGCGTTTGTCTGGTGGTGCAACTGGCGGGTGCACGTTGAATTATAAGGACTCATTCTACAAAGGGTTGGGTGAGGGATTCGAAACGGTATCGGTACACATTCCCCTGACGTATGTGCTCAACATGCGTCACTTGCTCACGGAAGAGCGCTGGGAGGTCAAAGAGATTTCAGCTAAAGGGATTATATACCGACTCAAGCCAGAGCATATGCCAGCCAGCCCCACGCCGTTCTGCTCGACTCAGGAAGAGTTGATAGCGCGGCGTCAAGAATGCCTGCGACTGCTTTCGGCAGCCTAATTAATAAAATAAGGGAAATATCGTGAAAGACATCATGATCGACATCGAGACATTAGGCACCACGTACGGCTGCGCGGTCTTATCTATCGGCGCTGTTCGATTTGACCGAAATACTGGTGAGATTGGCGATAAGTTTTACGCAAGTATGGGCCAGCAAGCTCAAAAGTATGGTCATGCTTCTCAATCAACCCTGGATTGGTGGGAACAGCAATCACCAGAGGCAAAAGAAGCCGCATTTAGTGGTACGGAAGATCCGGTGGCTGTAGCAAATACCTTGGCGAGCGGAATTGATAAAAATGACTTGGTTTGGGGGAATGGCTCAATCTTCGATATCACAATTCTTGAAAGCTGGTTTGCGTCAGTTAACGTTGCCGTACCGTGGAAATTTTGGAATGTCCGCGACGTAAGAACGGTTGTTGATTTATCACCACTGAACGTTAAAGACTTCGCCCGCGAAGGAATTCATCACAACGCGTTGGATGACGCAATCCATCAAGCAAAATATATCTCAGCAATGATTCAAAGCCTCCGAGCTTAATCACCCAGCCTAACACCCCCCATTACAGCAATCTGCTGAGGAAACAGTTATGTCTGAAATAAAAGTATACGGCCTCGATAGCAGCCTCATTCATGACGCTGACCCGAAAGACGG